AGGAATCCTGCAGATCTTTAACTACTTCCATATTGTCACGATACGGGTGCAACAAATCGCCCCTGTTTCTGACAATAATTTTTTCTTCACCGGTTATACGATTTTTAAAAAACCATCTTTCTTCTTCTGTTGCAATCATTGGTAATTTAACATGATGAAACTTTTTATCATTTTCTAATAAATAACCTGTTAAATCGTCTTGATGCAAACGTTGCATAATCAACAGAATTTTGCCTGATGTCTTATCGTTCAATCGTGAGTATAAAGTTGACCTGTACCATTCATTAACTTTTTCCCGCTGAGTATCAGACATTGCGTCCATTGGTTTCAATGGATCATCAATAATAATCCAATCGCCACCACGTCCGGTTAATACACCGCCAATAGAAGTTGATTGACGACCGCCACCACGTGCGGTTTCAAAATCATTTATACCCTGTCGCGACTTATGTAAACGAGTCAGTGGAAATAATTCACGATACCAATCAGACAACATTATATTGCGACAATCGTGTGCAAACTTTTCAGCAAGTTCCGCACTGTAACTGACACAAATAATGTTTGTAGTTGGATCTTTACCCAGCAAATAAGCCGGCCACGCAACGGAACAAATTATTGATTTTAAATATCGTGGCGGAATATTTATGATTGAACGATTATGTGTACCTTCGTACATACTCATCAATTCATCGCATATTATATCAATATGCCAATTATCTTTATATTCAACACCCGCAGATACCTCGTTAAAAACTTTCATTACAAAAAGTTTAAAATCATTGCGTAAAAACGCATTAAATGTTTCTTTATTCATTTTCTTCTCCCCCTTTCAAGGATTTTGTATATTGTTCAATTAGTTTTTGATCATCTTGACTTAAAGCAGTAATGACTTTTTCATGCTCTTCATTTTTGCCGTCTGCCACAATCATTTGTGGCAGCAAAATTTGAAGTGCTTTCATATCGCCCTTGACTGCTTTATTTACGGTTTGCAGCAATATTGCAGTCTTTTTATTTATTTTGACTTGCTTGCCATCTTGTGTCATTTGCACCTTTTGGTTTAAAATATCATCCAACAGTTTGTATGTATTTTTAGAACCTTTTGGGCGACCTTTGCTGTTCCCGGATTGGCCTGGTTGAAATCGTTTATCAACTGGTGGTTTTCCATAACCATTTTCATAGTCAGACATTATGCCACCTCTTGATTAGATAATTTTTCAGCCAATAATTCGGTGTAAGTTTTTCCATCAGATTCACGAATTGCATCTATTCCAAACAACTCTTTGAAACGTCGTATAGCCGTATCGATATAAAGCGGCTCTAATTCTATTCCGTAACAAATCCGTTTTGCTTGATGTGCCGCAATAAGGGTTGTCCCACTTCCTAAAAAAGTATCTAAAACTAAATCTCCACGTGAAGAAGCATCCAAAATCAGATCCTTTATCATGCTGAAATTTTTGACTGTTGGGTGATATTTTAAATCGTTTTTATTTTTACCAAACCCGCCTACTCCAGGATAGCTCCAAACGTTTGAACGATATCTTCCGTGTCGACCAAGTTCTACATTATTTACATGACTTTCTTTACCATTACAAAAAACAAAACATAGTTCATGTTGTGATCTATAAAAACTACCGAGTCCGGCATTATGCTTGGTCCAGACACATAAATTTATCAATGAGTCATATGCTTGTTTACCAGCAGACATTATTTCACTTATATGTCTAAAATCTATCCAATGATAACAAAGTGCGCGCTTGGTTGAATATTTTGAACAAAGCTTAAAATTATCAATCAGGAATTGTGTAAATTCACTTTCAGACATTTCTCCTGCGGCCATCTTAAAATCTGCATGTTTGATTTTTCCATTACCACCAATTGCACGTGCTGGAATATTCCATGGCGGATCGCTTTCTATCAGATCTGCCAATTTACCTTGCATAAGTTTTTCAAAAACTAAATCATCCAGAGCGTTCCCACAAATAATTCTGTGTTCACCTATATTCCAAATATCGCCAACTTTAGAAACAATTTCTGATTCTGAAATATATGGAACGTTATTTACCTTTGGATCAGCATCTTTTTGTTCTGGATTCATCAGCACATCAATTTCAATATCATCAAACCCAGTTATACTTATATCCAGATCATCGCATATTGTTTCCAGTTCTGAAATTTCCAGACGTAATAAGCCTTCATTCCAACCACCGTTTGAGGCGATTTTGTTATCCGCAAGGCGATACGCACGTTTTTGCACTTCGGTCAAATGCGACAAACGAATTACTGGGACAGTATCCAGCCCAATTACCTTTGCCGCATCAAGGCGACCATGACCTGCTATCACCTCGTTGTTTTCATCGAGAATTAAAGGATTGTTAAAACCATAATGTTTTATTGACTCAGCAGTTTGCTGGATTTGTTTTTCAGGATGATTCTTTGCATTTTTCGCATATGGATGAATTTCACCAATAGCGATGTTTTCTATTTTTAAGTCACTCATTTTGAGTACTCCTTAGTTACGCATTTCTTCCACGTCAAAAAGGCTCTTTGTAAATGAATACAAAAAACCAACGGCGGGAAAATCCGCATTGTTAATTTATAAAAACATACCTCGGTGGGTTTCGGACTGGATGATCTGGTAATTCCAGAAAGTCCTTCATGATTAAGCGATTAATCGCTTTTATACCTTTACGGTAATTTAAACTTACACCTCAAAATTATAACTGTCAAATTAATTTTTTAACATTATACGTAATTAATTATTGTACAATATTCTTGACTTCTGATGCTTTGTAAGCGGTAATGGTGGTGTAACCAAGGGGTATTATATGAAACATAAAAAGGTAAATTTACCGCAGAGTTTGGAAGAACTGAATAGTCTTAGTTATGAGAGAAAAGCAGATTTGTGGAAACTGTTTGTACCATATCTTTATAAACGGCAAATACGTGCTTTATGGTATTACATTCAATGCGAAAATCATGGTCTGAAGATAGAACAAAAACACATGACCAAAATCCGCAAATATATGAATAATCCAGAATTGTCTTCCCAAAACATTTTTAAGAATAAATATAAATTGAATCCTGGTGTTTTAATTACCAAAACCTTTCGTGGTCTGGAATTCAAAGTTTTGATTGGAAACAATAATGAATTTATTTATAAAGACAAAACCTATAAAACCCTGTCAGCTATTGCAAAAGAAATCTGTGGCAAGAAAGTCTCCGGCCCCGACTTCTTTGGATTGGATAATAAGAAAACCAAGGAGTTAATAAAACAATAACAAGAATATTTATTAAGAAAATATTTTCGATGATTAAAGTTTTTTATTTATCTCTATAATATTTTTTAATAATTCTATATCACCCGCATCATTAAGTTTATGAATAATTCTGTGACAATTTGGACACAAAACACAAAAATCATCACTATTTAAAGTTCTTTCATCATTTTCTTGCATATCTGAGTATGGAATTTTATGGTGAAGTTCTATATAATTTTCGCCATACTTACCATATTTTTCCCCCATATTTATTCCGCAAGCCATACAATTATAACCTAATGCACTTTTAATTTTTGTTTTATCATTTGACCTTATTCTACCTTCATAAGCAGAATGATTGGTAAGTTTTTTTTGTTCTTTTATCTCAAAATCATCAGCAATTTTTAATATTTCTTTTTCTGAATAACCAGCTTCTTTTAACCAATCCAAATTATCATTCAAGTTTTGTTTTGCTATTGCATGTATAGCTTTTCTTTTATTTTCTACACTGCCAAATATTTTATTATCTTCTTTTTCTATATCTTTTACTTTTTCTGAAATATCATCAATTAATTCATTAAATTTTTCATCTTTTGCATTATTTATTCTTTCCTGCTTTGTAAGTATTTTTTCTTTTTTTTCATAATAATCATAATCAATTGAACTATCTAAATAATTTTTTGGTTTATACTTATCTAAAAGTTCTTGCAACTCTTTTTTCGATAAAAGTTTAGTATAAAAAGAGGAATTTATTAAATTATTCATACCATTACCAAGAAGTCCAAATAATGGCAGTCCGCCAAATAGCCACAATAAAACAAACCAATTTATATTATCCTTTGAAAAAATACTTAAACCAAAAATTAAACCAATTA